TCCTAGCCGAGTAGCTTCTCCAGTCGTTCCACGCGTTGCCCAATCTTCAAGCCAGACTAACATTACAGTCAATGGAGCTATCGACCCTGAAGGTACTGCTCGCACAATCGTAGATGTCCTCAACCGCTCACAAGCTAGAGGAACCCTAGGCGCAGGTCAGCTAGTCCTACCATGACCGCATATACACCCGATTACAAGGTTATTGTCAATGGGGTCGAGCTATCCAATGTAACGATAGCCGACCTGACCATTACCTCAGGGCGCACAGATATCTATCAGCAACCAGTAGCGGGCTATTGCCAACTTGCCTTGCTCAATTTTAATAACACTACTTATGACTTCAATGTTGGGTCTGGGATTACAGTAGAAGTTACAGATTCGGTTGGCGCTTATATCCCTATCTTTGGCGGGCTAGTTTCAGACTTTACGATTACAGTCAATAGCGCTGGATCACTAGGCTATACGACTATTGCCACGATTACCGCGCTTGGGGCTTTATCTAAACTGCCTAAGATTATCGATGAAGGCATACTGTCTCAAGACCAAGACGGAGACCAGATTTACACCCTTTTATCAGGTTACTTGCTAGGGTCGTGGAACGATGTACCAGCGGCTCAAACATGGGCTACATATAACCCTACCGAAACCTGGGCTAATGCAGTTAATATCGGTCTAGGTGATATTGACCGTCCTGGCGATTACGACATGATTTCACGATCTGCCAGCAATACCGACCTTTACTCACTTTGTACCGCTATCGCTAATTCAGCCTTTGGCGTTCTCTATGAAGATGCAAACGGCAATATCGGCTATGCAGACTCAACCCATCGTCAGGATTACCTGGCTAATAATGGGTACACGACTTTAGATGCTAACCACGCCAACGGACTTGGGCTATCTGCTACGACTCGAGCTGGTGACCTTCGTAATAGCTATACCATCAATTATGACAATAACGCTAACCAGACTTACACCGCTGCCGACCTAGTTAGCCAAGCGAATTATGGAGTATACGCAGAGCAATTTACATCTCGAATCAAGAACACAATCGATGCTGAATCCCTAGCTGATCGTTACATCGAGCTTCGAGCTAATCCTTACCCTAAGTTCCAGAGCATTACATTCGTACTTGGAAACCCTGAGATAGACGATGCCGACCGAGATGCCTTAATTAACATCTTCTTAGGTCAGCCAGTCTGGATTCAGAACCTACCGCCTAACATCACAGGCGGGTCATTCCAAGGCTATATCGAGGGTTGGACATTCAGAGCAAGCCTTAATAATCTTACTGTAACATTTAACGCTTCTCCTGTGAGTTTCTCTCAGGTTGCGGTAAAATGGGAGCAGGTAAATGCAGCGGAAACATGGAACACACTTAATACCAGCCTAACTTGGCTAGAAGCGATAGGAGCAGTAGCGTAATGGCAACCACGACCACTAACTTTGGATGGGATATTCCTCAATCCACCGACCTGGTAAAGGATGGCGCTACCGCTATTGCCGCGCTCGGTCAAGATATCGATACTGCTTTAGTAGACCTAAAAGGCGGAACTACAGGACAGGTATTGGCTAAGGCAACAAATACAGATTTAGATTTTAGCTGGGTAGCTCAGGATGATAGCAACGCTATTCAAAACGCTATCGTTGATGCTAAGGGTGATCTCATTGGAGCAACCGCTGCGGACACACCTGCTCGCCTAGCGGTGGGCACAAATGGTCAAGTGCTTACGGCTGACTCAACTGCGGCAACAGGTCTTGCGTGGGCTACTCCTAGCGGTTCAACATTTACTGGCGTTTCTTTATATAATTCGGCTGCTCAAAACATAGCGAACAATACAGACACAATAGTTTTATTTGATACTGAAGTATTCGATACAAATACATTTCATAGCACCTCATCTAATACAGGCAGAATCACAATTCCATCTGGTCAGGATGGCTACTATGAGTTTAATTGCTCAGTTCAATTCCAGAATCTTTCTGGTGGAAATCGTAGAGTCCAGCTATACAAAAACGGCGCAGCGATGACTGGCAATATAGGGTATCAAATCGAAAATGGAGGCGGTTATACATCCATTAAATTTACGGCTGTATTTAGTGCCGTTGCAACCGATTATTTCACAATGATTGCTTTTGCAGACCCAGGCAGCTCCTGCAATCTCGAACAAGCAGGAACTTCATTCCAAGCGATAAAGGTGGGCTAATGATTACAGTAGATAAGCCATCAAGTTTAGACGGCGCTAAGCTAATTGACGAGCTAATAGCGGCAGGTTGCACCTTTACGAAAGAGGATCAAGATTCTCATTTAGGCAAAGCTGCACCATTTATTAACGATGAGGGCAAGTTAGTCTTGTTCGTCAAGCCTAGCGATTTGGCAAAAGCCTCAGCGGTAGTTAAAGCGCATACTGCTTAATTAAAATGAAACCTATTTTATGCAAAGCTGGTCAGCAACTACGCGAGCAGTTCGATGATACCTTCCCAGATCGTGATAGGCGTTCGGATGGATGGATTGGCGATACACGCCATTCAGCGCGTCCTAGTGACCACAATCCTGATTGGTCATCTACACCCCCGTATGTTCGCGCAATCGATGTCGATAGAGATGTCCATCAGGGCGGAAAGCCCGACATCATGCCCGATATTGCTGATCAGATTCGTGCCTTTGCAAAAGCAGACAAATCCAAGCGAATTAGTTACATCATCTTCAACGGCAGGATTGCAAGCTCTCGCATGGGTTGGCGCTGGCGTAAGTATTCTGGAATCAATCCGCACACTAAACATTGCCATATCAGTTTCACTACAAAAGGCGATATCGATGGTTCGTTCTTTGATATCCCACTACTAGGAGGTACAAAATGAACATGAAACATCCAGCAGTTGTAGCCTTTGGCGCGTTCTTAGCCGTTTGGGGTACTACATCAAACTTTGCTTTAGATTATCGCGCAGTTCTTGGATCTATTGTTGCAGGCGTATTTGGGTATGCCACGCCTAGAAAATGAGTCCGCAGGATTTAGCTGCGATTGTAGCAATATGCGCGACGGTGCTGGCTGGTGTAGCTGCTCTGCTTCGCTTTATCATTCTTCACTATTTACAGGAGCTTAAGCCGAATTCTGGCTCAAGTATGCGTGACGAAGTCACCGCGATAAATAATCGTTTAGTGCGTGTCGAAGCCATGTTGGAGCTACTACTAAAGGGAAAATAATGCTATGGCAAGGAAGCGACCAGTAATAGATTTAGATACTTACTCTGCGTTAGATGCTTACGCAATAGCGATGAATGAGTATTACAAAGCGCTGAAAAGAGCTGGCTTCTCTGAGAAGCACATCTTTTGGCTTTTATCTGATCGTGAAACCTTCCCTGATTGGCTTATACCTAATTTGCCAAATCGAATCGATAACATCCCTTATGAGGACGATGACGAGGACTAGATGAAATGCACCGTAGTTCTTCCCGATTTGCAATGCCCATACGAAGATTCCCATGTTGTAAACAACCTAGCTTTATTCATTAAGGCGTATCGCCCAGATGCCGTATTATCGATAGGCGATGAAATTGACCTACCTCAGGTGTCGCGTTGGCACGAAGGCACACCTGGCTGGTACGAGCAGACTTTGGCAGCAGATCGTGACCACACAGTCGAGGTATTGTGGAAGCTAACTGAATATGTTAAAGAAGCCCACATGATTCGTAGTAATCACACCGATAGACTTTACAATGTAATTATGAAGAAGATTCCAGCATTTCTTTCATTGCCAGAGCTTAAATTTGAGAAATTCCTAAAGCTAGATGAGCTTGGCATCAAATACTGGAAAGACCCAATGCCCATTGCTAAAGGCTGGATTGCCATTCATGGAGATTTAGGCAGCCTTAACCCGAACCCTGGCATGAGCGCATTAGGGCAAGCTAGGAAGCATGGCATGAATGTAATTATGGGGCACACGCATAGAGCGGGTAGAAGTGCCCATTCTGAGGCTTCCAATGGCGTTTTAAGGCGAGTTCTGCATGGAGTTGAAGTAGGACACGCGATGAACCTAAAACAGGCTAAATATGTATCTACGCCAAATTGGCAACAGGCTTTCGCTATCGTCAAAGAGCATGGCAAGAATGTCCAGGTCGATCTAATACATATCGAAAAAGATGGCACATTTATTGTCGATAATAAGGTTTATGGCAGACGGAGATAGCCTGGCAAACCCTTACTTTGAGGATGAGGATTGCGGTCAAATCGTTATCAAATCGTTATGTGTCTTGCTAGGCATAAAGTCACAAGCCTAAGCTAACCTAATCCCAAGAGCCGAAATACGGCTTAAAGGGAGAACAAATGACTATAGCTCAAATTATTACCTTTGCATTAATAGTCCTAGCTTTTGCTATGGGGCGCTATTCTGGCTATCACGATGGCTATGTTAAAGGTCGCAAGGCAGTCCGCAAGTATTACGAAACCCTGCAGGTCGGCAAGTGAACGCGGGTGATTTCCTCTCAGAGGCAAAAGCAATCATTCAAGATCGTGGTATGGACTACGGTCACCCATCAGACAATATGCAGAGAACCGCTGCACTCTGGAGCTCATTCCTTGAGATGCCAATTACTGATTACCAGGTCGCAAGTTGCATGGCGCTGGTCAAGCTCGCTCGGAGCATGGAAACAGGCAAAGTCGATAACTACATCGATGGAGCTGCATACTTGGCAATAGCTGGACAATTACATACATCGGAGAATGAACTATATGTTTAATTTAGAGGATTATGAGACAGTTGAAGAACGCCTAATCAAGTTTTGGAAGGATTATCCAGATGGAAGAATCGATACGAAAATCGTTGAGGCGACTGCTAATCGTTTTATCGTTCAGGCTTATATCTTTAGAACTGAGGTTGATCAACATGCTTGGTCATCTGGGCTCGCGGAAGAAACGATATCGGGGCGTGGAGTCAATTCTACTAGCGCTCTCGAAAATTGTGAGACATCAGCGATTGGTCGTGCGCTCGCTTCGGCGGGGTACGCTACAAAAGGTAAACGCCCTAGCCGTGAAGAAATGAGCAAGGTTGCCGCAAAGAATGTAGCAGAATCAGCTATATCAGAAGCGAAAGCTAAGATGGCTGAAACTGCCAAGGAGTATGTACCTATAGCCAAGGAAGATGATCCTTGGACTATCAGAGAAGCCGAGCCAGCTAAGACTGTGGATGAAGCGGTAGCTATGGTTAAGGACATCATCGGTGGGCAAACAGAGCGAGATATTCCTAAATGTTCTAAGTGCCACGATCATAAAGAGATGACATGGCGTACAGGCACAGGCAAGAACGGCAAGCCTTACGCTAACTTCTCATGCTATACCTGTAAAGACATAATCTGGTATGAAGTAAGCAAAGAAGATGGTACTTGGGTGCCACAGAAAGCGAAGTATTGATATGGGTACATTAGAGTTTATGAATCAAGATGGCGAATGGGAGAAGTTTCCATCTGATGAGGAAATTGCAATCATGAGTAAGTTAATGAATACGGCTGGGTCTAACCCGCCTCTCCACCCAGAGATTACGACCATTTGCCATCTATGTAATGAGCCTTTCCCTATGGAAGATATTGTGGTAACAGGTGGTGATTACCTCAATGGTTTTACTTGGTCATGCCCTAAGTGCCATGCGATCACCAGTCTAGGCAAAGCATGACGGGCTATATAAGCAAGTACGCTGATTACAAATTTGCGGCTTATGGTGGGGTAGAGAACTGTGATTACTGTGATGATTTCACTCAATGTTGCGAGTGGAATACACCAGATGGAGCGGTTCATTTCGTTTGTAATAATTGCGAGTTCACCCTAAGATTTCCAGAGAGAAGCTAACACCAGATGGCATCTCAAGCTAGGAAACACAGAGGCTTCCGCACCGAACGGGTCGTTGCTACTTATCTCCAGCAATGGTGGGGCGGAGCTTCTGTGGGTCGTGGCAATGGAAAAGATGTAGTGAATGTCCCTTTCGATATAGAGGTCAAAGCACGATCTACATTTAATCCTATGGAGTGGTTGCGCCAAAGTCGTAAGCGTACAGAGAAGAACCAGGAGCTAAATCTGGTTGTATGCCGTATGAATGGACAAGGGGAAGATGCGGCGGAGTATCTTGCTTTTATGAAGTTCAGCGACTTGGTGCAATTACTTATCAAGGCTGGTTACACAGATTTCCAAGCCGATACTGATAAACTTGAGCCTGTGTATTGCCAATGCGGGAATACAATTATGAAAGGCTCACCATGCCATATATGCGAGAAGCTCGATAATGCCAAGCTATGAATTCCAATGCCGAAACGATGATTGCGAATCAACTGCCATATTAGATCATGTGCTGGCTATCCATGAACCGCATGATGTGTTATGTCCATTCTGCCAAGAACCTATGAATAAGATTTACTCAAGCGTTCCAGCCGCCATATTTAAGGGTACAGGATTCTATTCAACCGACAATAGGTAGTTATCAACACCTGTGGATAAAGTAGGTACAAAACTTGATTAAACGCTCACGACACGCCGACCAACTGTGGAAACTTGACTGCCATGATATGCTCTCTTGCAAGAGCCCTTCAGGGGCTCACCGCAAGCGCCTTAGGGCGCGAGCTTGCGGGGTTGCAATCGCATTGGTGGGAGCTATGTCTTTCGGAGCTTCTCCTGCAGAGAGTGGCTCAAGACTTGTAATAGATCCAAAGACTTATATTCGATTTAACTATGATGATAAAAGCGCATTATGTCTGATACGCCTGTATGGCAAAGAAAGTGCCTTTAATAGAGCTGCAATAGGCAATTTAGATTCACCTACTAAAAGCTATGTTTATGGGATTCCACAATTAAAGAACCCAATTATTAAAGACTTATCAGCTATAGAGCAGATTAACTATGGAATGAAATACATAGCTCATCGCTACGATGGTCTACCATGTAAGGCATGGAAGCATTGGGAAGATAAGGGATGGCATTGACTAGCTTAAAGAACAATGGCTCTACCTCTCAATGGAGAAGGATTAGGCAGACTGTTATCAACCGCGATGGATGTTGCCA